CGTATGTAAATGACATGTTACCTGCTCACTATACTATTGTTATGTTTCCAACCATGCTGCCGTGAACAGTGCACTGATACACCAACGAAGTATCACTAGGCTCATGTGGCACAATGAATTGAGTCAACCCGGTGGTGCTGTTGTAATTATCCGTAACTCCTGTCGTAAAAGCAGACCCTCCAGCAGATGTTCGTATCTGCAAAGGATGACTACCGACGTAAGAAGTATTGTCAATTAAGTAAGTATGACCTTTGTAAAAGGTAAAGTTAGGATTGTTACCAGCAGTAGCACCTGGACCAGAAAAGGTATAGGCAGATCCTGTAGCTGCTGTCGTTGTGTACTTAGTTGTGGGACCACTAACCTCATCATTTAGTCTTATCCAATTACCACCGTGGGCAAAATACATACCACCATTTGCATGAACGTGAGCAATTGCACCATGATAAGTTGATGCGCTGGGCAAATCAGTCAGAGCAGCATAGTAAAAAACAATTTTGTTTGCGCCAGTGCTAACATTAATAAGACCATTTGTGTCGATGATGTCAGTTAAAGCTGTGCCGTTACCCAACGCATTGTAGATTTCGTTGAAGTTGTCGTTTATCTTATCCGCTCCAGCACGAAGAGTATCACCTGTGCCATCATTTGCGCTTGATCCGATTCCTACTGTTTGTTTAGCCATTTAGCCCTCGTCAAAAGTCTTAGTTGCCGAATCGAGTGTAACATTTGTTGCATCAAAGGTCGATGCTGTTGATGGTGTTGCTGTCCCCGGCCCAGAGGTCGCATTGTCACCGCCGCCTCGTGCGTTACCGATTGTTGCTGTTTCACCTCCGGTGATGGTGATTGTGTACGAATTAGCGTCGACAACCGTGATTGTATATCCTGTAGCTTTTTCAAGACTAGCCTCTGAAAATCCATCAAACGCCTCCACTTTACGAAAAACAACAGCATCTAATGTGCTGCGACCATGAGAAGGTTCAAACACCGTAATTACCGCAGAACCCGAAGAACCTGATTGAAATGGGTTTTTTATTAAAAGCCTTTGACCAGCCACCTCGGTGCTTGTGTCTGGTCTGGGTTCAAAAAGTGCCTGTGGGTCTGAACCAGGGGATATGGGTTCTAACTGTGGGTGCTTTGGCTCATACTCATCTGGACCTACTTTAAGACCATTCCATTCCGTTACCATGTCAGCAAGACGATAACGAAAACCAGAACGGTCTGATATACCGTAAGCATATTTTCCAGATGCGTATCTAGCCATTAGTTTACCCGAAGATAAGAAATACTAGGCTGTAACTTTAACGGTACTCTATCCTCGTCCTCATCCGCTGCGCGTTGGAACTCTTCTTCATACACAGACTTCAAAAGTTGTACTCGATCTGGTGCTCTTTTGATTGACAAGTAGTACGACAGTCCTGCAACCATGCAAGGTAAAAATCGAAACGGTGCGTCAGTTGTGTTTGCTAACGTATCCACATCTTCAATTCGCTTTACATAATAATATACAAGCGTGTCGGTTGAGTTTTCTGGAGTGGCCCACAAAGTAATCTGCGGGGCACTCTGTCTATTATAATAAAACTGACTAGGTTTACCCTGAGTTGTTTTGTTGGGTATGCCTAAATACTCACCACGAGACATCCGTGTAAGTTCTTGGTCTACTCCGCTACGACGTAAAGACACTTCAAGAATGTCTGTGTGGTTAGCATCAAGAGTGTAAGTAGCCGTGCCCTGTGTTAAAGCTTGCGTTGCCTGCTTCACTGTCCACAAGTTAAGACCACGATTAGCCCAGTCAGCAAACATCAGGTTCATAGAACGACGTGCTGTTTTGGCATCATATCCGGTGCGAACCTCAAGTCCACACCGCTCATATGCTTCTTCGATTATCTCAGCTACGTCGAGGTCGAAGTCTGTTGAACCTGAAGTTGCCATTTACTTCTTCTTTCTCATGGCCTTTCCTTTTTTAGCCATGACAGGTTTTTTCATCATCATGCTGCCGCCGCCGCGCATCATCTTCTTTTTAGCAGCACCACCACGCATCATCTTCTTTTTCGGCTTACGCTTTGTAGGGTCGTTACGGCCTTTATTATCAAATCTTTGTCTCATTCTCATGGGCATCTTGTAGTCTCCTTGCCGAACGCTCGGCTATTAGGTTGTCAAAGTCATCATCATCATAGTTGTCATAATAACCTTTTTTCAGCAGCTTTGCACTTGCATCATCAAGTTTTGACAACCGTTGTATAAACACCATAGGTATGTCGTATTGAAACGACAATAGCCAGATGTTCATCCCCTTTTGCGCAAACCATTTGTTTAGTGCCATGCATGAGATTTCAAGGTCTTCATACTCACAAAACGGTTCTTGCTGTGCCACAATGACAACCTCATGGTCGTCATTAAAATTATCAACCTCTTCATTTACAACGTCCCAGAAGTCATCTTCTGTTTCGACTACCTTTACTTGGTTCTCGAACCAAGCTTTCTTTGCGTATGGACAGGGCCAGATATTGTTTAACTCTGGGTCAGGAACACTAAGTTCCTCAACAATCCACTGTTCAAGCTCCTCTTTTACGTCCATTTCTTTTCGGCATTTCCATTGCACCAGCCTCTAACTTGCGCGGTGCACACATAAACTTACCTTTTTTTGCTTTTACGGTGCCGCCTTTTTTCTTAAAACCCATTTTGTTTCGGACATCTGTAGGCAGTTTTGGAAGTCCTTTATTGTCAGGGGGTATATCTTTTAGTGCCATTACTTCTTCTTCCTTCTTAGTGACTTAACACGACGTGGCTTACCAGCAGGCTGACCTATTCGTTTCTTCTGTGCTATTCTACTACGTTTTTCTGTAGCCGTCATCTCTTTGGTTGTCTTGGGTGTTTTACTAGAAATCCTTTTGCTGGGGCGACAATATGGAGTACCCCGTTTTTCACCTTTGCGTCTGCCACAGGCTTTCCCCGTGCGAACGTCCTTCCAGTCTTCTTTGAACCACCGTTTGAGAGCAAGACCAGCTTTTGTTTTTCTAACAGCCATATTCTTCCCATCAGCCTCTAATACTTACAATTATGAATATTCCTAATCCAACAAACATAGCAATTATAATTGACACTAACGTCCATTCCATAACTGCTTCTATCAAACGCTCCCGTTTTCTTTTCTTTGCCTGTCGTTCTTTTCGTAACTCACCTTGTACCTTTAACACATCTCTCCAAGCATTAAACCCATAATTGGCAACCAAGAAGTTACGAAGCTCTGCTTCCATCTTTTCTGCCTTCTTTTTTGCAGCATAAGTGTGTAAAGCTTCTTCTTCTACACTACCAAACCGTCTGCCCTTTGCCTTCTCATGCCCCTCTTTAATTTCACCTATGGCACCCATAAGTTTACCAATGTCTTTTGACATTGATGTCACTTCTTTGCCGAGGGCGAATCCTTTTTTAATCGCCTGGTATGAAGCTGTGGCGGTGGCGATTAATGTAACAGGATCCATTTATGATTGCGTTACCGCCCCCTTTGTTCTTTTACGTCTACCTTTCATTATAGCACCACATCCACGCGCCACTGCTGTCCCTTTGACGGCTTTCCCTCTGAAGGCGCGCTTGGGCTTCTGGTCGTGTATGCCACCATGGGCTTTCTTTGTTGACTTGCCATAATTGGCAGCACCGACTTTCCTGCACTTGGCGATGGCACCGCTTGCATATGCTGACGGGAATACCCGATAACGGGCTTTAACCTTGTGATAGCATGCATCTTTCTTACTCATTTCTTTTTCTTTCTACTTTTTCTAATGCTTTCTTTACCGCGTTTAAAAATACCTTCAACTTCTTTTTTTCCCATAACCTTTGCTCTTTGTTCCCCAACAGTTAAGATTTGTATTTTCCTAGCAAATGGTTTGTTTATTTTTTTAACTTTGTTGACAGTCGCTCTGGCATCAGCAGGTGTAGCAAATTTTATACGAACAGTATCTTTTGGATTTTCGTCCGTGTAAAGTCTACGACCACTACCCTTTGGTTTTTTACCTGTTCCAACTTTTGGGTCTGTTTTTTTAGCCATTATTTCTTCGCTTTTTTCTTCCGTCCTGCACAGTGTGCTTTTTCACTAAACCCACGCGGACGCTTACAGTTTATCTTTGCTTTGCGTTTCTTACTCCACTTGCGTTTTTGCGGTGGTTTGGATATCTGGCTTGCGAGTGACCCACGCGAGATTGCCATCATTCACCCTTTCTTGTAAGTAATAATCCCAAAGTTCAGCCAGCATCTTATGATTCTGATCTACTTTTACCGCTATAACAGCAGTCTCGGTCTTCAAATCAACCACAGTAAAAGCTATCCAGCCGATGAAGCCGAGCGTTGCGCCGCCAATAAAACTGTTCACGTTTAACACTTCCATCTCCGCCTCGCTTGCCTCAATCTGCTGTTTGGATCTTTGGCTGCCTTTGGGAACTTTTTCATCTGACCAGCACTTCTAGCGCAGAAAGACTTGCGTCTCTTAGCGTCCTTGCTGCCCTTTTTAACTTTACCTGTTACGGCTGTTTTTAACTTAGAACCAGGATTGGCGCGACGGTACGCCGCCACACCAGCCTTGGTCATGCCTGCCCCTGCTTTCGTTGGACGAAAGTTTTTCTTATTACGGGGCGGCATCTTACTTTTTTTACGGGCCATAGGACTACCCAAAGAAAGCAGTTATCGAGTCTATGTTTGTCAACGTAACATGGCATCCGTCATCAAATATTATTCCGTGGTCAGGAATAGTAATCTGAGTATCGTCACCTGCTACAAATGTCATGGTTAAAAGTGTTGTGCCACCAGAGCCACCAGTTTTGAAAACTGCCGCAGGAGACCCACTACCAGCAGAACGAACCACAAAAGCTTTTAACCGGGTTCGACCACCAAGCAGTACGCCTGTAGCTGTAGCAGTTTTTGCTGTAATAGAAGCAGCCATATCAGCCTCCTATTAGGCTGTAGATGCGCTAGATGAAATGCCGAAGAATTTCAATGCGACCACAGAACCGCTACCACCTGCTGCACCAGAAATTGCAATCTCAATCTCATCTG